CTTCTTTACCTGCTGATTTGAGGTCAGCCCCATTAAGCTGTCCAGATCCTCCAGGTCCAGCAATAGCCCCGAACTTACTACGTGCTTCGCCTAGCATTAACTTACAAGTGGCTAAAGTATAGTCTTTAATCCATTGCTTGGCTAGATAATCATCTATTATAGTATAATCTGGACGATAGTTTTGACAGCGCATCATTATTACTTCGCCTTCTGTAAATGGACGCTGAAGTATACGTAAAACTTTACTGGTAGGAATCCATTGAAATTCAATATAGCTACCAAATATCTTACCTACCATTTCTTGATAGCCGGCAAACAAGTAGTAGGTACTTATACCTCCTAACATGGTACTGTTTAACAAATACGTATTAGTGTAGGCTAGATTAAACGGCTCGAAGTTTGTACCTGTTCCGCCGCCAGTCCTTGAACCTAATGTTCGTCTAAAAACACTTTGAACATTAACTATTTCTTGCGGCAACACGTAGTCATTTTTGTCCTTTTCTAAGGTTAAAAAAACATAGCTTTCTTCTACGCTATTAGGACTACGTTGTCTAAATTTTGTAAGAGCTTTGTCAAGGGCTGTTTCGTAATGAATTGGATCTAATTCTACATCAACCATTCCATCGCCTAGCATAACGCGGCAATAAGTGTAAACTTGTTGTTTAACTTGCTGAGGATTTGTACTTTCTATCTCGTTAGTTGGCATTCGATTCTCCCATACTATTTATTCGCTAAATATTGTACTATGCCACGTATATCACTTTATCGCCCTGAAAGAGGGCAAGATTACAAATTTATAGACCGTCAAATTCGTGAAATGTTCACTGTTGGCGGTACGGATGTGTATCTACACAAGTACCTAGGTCCGCAGAATACACCAGCAGATCAAGCAACGGCTGATCAACCGCACTATAATGTAGTTCAAGAAACTAATATTCAAGATCTATTATTTTTAGAAAATCGTGATAGAAAATACAGCGAAGATGTTTATAGAATACGTGGACACTATCAAGTACAAGATTTAGATTTTAATCTTAGTCAATTTGGTTTGTTCTTAGATAACGACATGGTGTATATGACTGTACACATCAATGATTTTATTACTATTGTTGGGCGTAAACCGCTAGCAGGCGATGTGTTAGAGCTGCCGCATTTAGCAGACCAATTTGCTTTAAATGGCTATGACAAGGCCATGCCAAGATTTTTTGTTATTGAGGATGTAAATCGTGCTGCTGAAGGCTTTAGCATGACATGGTGGCCACATCTGTATAGATTAAAATTAAAAAAGATATCAGACACTCAGCAGTATGCAGATATACTTAAACGCCCAACTGACGAACATGCTAATTTTGCTGGCGACTATGATGCTGATAGAACCTATCAGCCTGGTGAAATAGTTAGATATCAAGGAATATTATATTCTGTAACAGCAACTACTACAGATCATACTCCTCCAAATGCCAGCTATTACAGTGTGTATAGTGGCAATACCATACAAGAACTACTAAGCACATATGATAAGAATTTAGAAATTAATGATGCTTTAATATCACAAGCCGAAGCTGATGCTCCTAAGAGCGGTTACGATACTAGATCTTTCTACACTCTAGCTGTAGACGAAGATGGAAAACCTGCTCTAACTACAGCTGACATAACTGATGAAGATGCTAGTACCACAATATTAGATGCTAGCAGAATACATGAAAGACCAATACGTTCTGGATACAATGGTTATCTGTTAGGAGATGGAATTCCTGAAAACGGTGTAGACTTTGGTCATGGATTACAATTTCCTATCAATGCCAGAGAAGGAGATTATTTTTTAAGAACAGATTTTATGCCTAATAGATTATTTAGATTCAACGGAGCCAGCTGGGTCAAGAGGGAAGACAATGTAAGAATGACTATGACCAATACCGATACAAGAAAATCAGCTAAGACAGAATTCGTTAATAATACAAATACTATAGTAGTAGACGGAGAAACAGTATCAGAACGTCAGAGTCTAAGTAAGGCACTAAGACCTAAGGCAGATTTATAATGCTTCATTTTTACGATGGTCAGGTAAGACGATACCTGCTTCAAATTATTAGATTGTTAAGCAATTTTACCGTCAAATATAGTGATGGTACAATCGTACGTGTACCTGTTATGTATGGGGATCCTGATAGACAGGCAGCACATATTGTAAATCAAAATAGTGAAAATACACTATCCAGTGCTCCAAGAATAGCTGTCTATGTTTCAGATTTAGATTTAGATAGAAGTAGACTAGCAGATGCTAGTTTTGTAGGAAAAATTAATATTAGAGAACGCGACATTGATCCAGAATCAAATGTCTATAATAGCAGTCCTGGACAAAGTTTTACAGTAGAACGTCCAATGCCTACACCGTTTACCCTAACAGTTAAAGTAGATATTTGGAGCACTAGCACAGATCAAAAATTACAAATATTGGAACAAATTTTAACATTTTTTAATCCTAGTCTTGAAATACAAACAACAGACAATTATATTGATTGGGCTAGTTTAACTGTGGTTGAATTAGAAGATGTAACATTTACCAGTAGATCTGTTCCTCAAGGGACTAATATTTCTATTGATATTGCTACATTAATGTTAAAGACTCCTATCTATCTAAGTCCTCCAGTAAAAGTAAAAAAACTGGGTGTGATTACGCAGATTGTTTCTAATATTTTTGGAAATTTTAATGGTGATCTGTCTTATGTAGAAGGTCTAGGCATGGATTTAGGTACTGGATCTGTTACATTCTCTGATGTGATTGGAAGAGAAAAAACTACCATAGGAGATTTTGATATTCTTGTTGAACAGACAAATATTAAAGTAACTAACAGAGGCACTACTGGTCCATGGCTAAATTGGCTTGTTATATTAGACCAAAATCCTGGAAAATATCAAGCAGGTCTAAGTAAAATATTTTTATTACAGTCTGATGGTAGTGAAGTAGTCGGTTATCTAAGTTTAAATCCACTTGACGAAACCGTTATGGTAGCTAATTGGGACGAAGATACTTTTCCTACTAATGACATGATAGAAGGACCAAGTAGAGCATCTACTAGTTGGGGATCATTTGATGCTATAGTTGATCCAACTAAAAATGGCCCTAATGGCTCAGGATTAGAACCTATAGTAGGCACTAGGTATCTTATACTTGAAAGCATAGGTGGCGGTGTGATTGATACATTTGTTACCAGCAATAGTTCTAAAAGAATAAACACAGGAATAGAATTTGATCTAGTAGACAGTCATGAGCTGTATATTGACGGAGTTTTTACTTCTGCTACTGCTAGTGACAACAACGGCATTTATTATCTTACCACTGCTACAGCTATTCCTATTGGTAGCACAGTAACATATAAACTAAATGTAAATCAAGACGGACCAGATGCCTGGAAAAATGCTGACGATAGTGATTTTATTGCCGATGCTAATGATATAATAGAATGGGATGGTAGTAAATGGCACATAGTTTTTTCAGCCAAAGAAAGTGCCGATCAGTTGCTTTATCAAACAAATATGTTTACACTTACACAATATAAGTGGAACGGTATAAGTTGGGTAAAATCTTTCGAAGGCGAGTATAAAAAGGGATCATGGAGAATAGAACTATAGAACTAGTTGATTGCTCTGGTGCGTTGATTTGTGCTAAAAATACTCGCAGGTTTTTATTACTTCAAAAAAATACTGGGAAACATGCTGGGCACTGGGGACTAGTAGGTGGAACCAATCAAAACGGTGAAACTGCTTGGCAGGGTTTACAACGAGAAATCGAAGAAGAACTTGGTTATCTACCAGAAATAAAAAAGACTATACCTTTAGAACGTTTTGTTAGTAATGATAGTATGTTTAACTTTCATACTTTCTTTTGTGTAGTCCCAGAAGAATTTGTTCCTACCCTAAGTAAAGAACATCAAGCATGGGGCTGGTTTACTGCTGCCGCAGCTCCTAAACCTTTACACAGAGCTTTGGATCTTAGTCTACGTAATAAAATTATACAAACTAAGATCCAATCTATCATTGATATTATTGATAGTCTTTAAGCTTGCGCTTCACCCCAACGTAAAACAATATTAGCATTAATCGCTGCTCCTGCTACCTTATACACATTGATAGCCAACACGTCAGGACCGTTAGGATACGTTCCTCTACCACCTAAAGTAGTATTTGTTAGTTCTTTCAATTCACTTAGATCTAGCACACTGGTAGTTCCAGGACCTGCGATAAACGAAAATACTGTTTCTCCTGGTTGAGCGTATGGAGGAATACCAAATTTGAACTGTACTGTGGTTGTGCCTGGTGTAAATGCTGCGCCAATACTACTTTGGTTAAATGTAACACGATAGTAGCTTGTTCCAAAGTAATTTTGCGAAGTAGCATTGCTCACAAATGTACCGCCTGGGAACTTAGTAGTATCATCTACTTCAGTGCCTGTTGTAGCGCCTGATGCTATCCAACTAGCATTTTGGAAGAACAGCACAGAAGTATTATTAGTATTATAGGCCTTTGTTACTGTTAGTGTGCTATTACCGTTTACGTTTCCATTAGCGTTCTGGCTCATTTGTACATAGTATACATTACCTAAAGTAGCATCGTTGTACCAAAAACTAATCTGTGTAATTGTAGTATTGGCAGGAATGCCGCCACCGCTTACTCTATCACCTACAGCCCATCCTTGAGACACATAAGTATTTCTATCTGATTCTGTTACAACAAAGAAGTTTGAATTATTTTCAATACTTCTATTACTACGCCAACTTAATGCCCTTGCTGTAATACTGCCTGTTGGAAACGCCTGTGTTGTAGCTGTTGAATTTGTACTGGCGGCTGAACTCCATACTACGGAACCGCCTGGAGCAATCTGACTAAAACTTGGTTGGCCGCCTTGTGCGGATCCTTGTAGTCCTGACCAAGCAATATCTGAAGGGCTTAAAGGATAATTTTGCGGATTTAAAACACCTTCGACAACAATACCGCCTGTGCCTGTGTCGGAAGTAATTTCAATGCCTTTTAACAATAATTGCGCACGATTAAGTAATTCTCTTTCGCCTAAATCTCCAACAATAGCGTTACTTACACTAGGAGCTAATCTAATTAAAAATGCTGTTCTCTTAGTAGTGCTAATACTTACGTTAGTAGCAGCATAGTTAAACAAATATCCACGGTCTTCGTCAAAACGTCCATCAGTTAAAAACGCACTACCCCAGTGACTAATAATTGGACTTACTGTATTAGAAACTAATACGGCTCCTGTGTTGTATTCGTGAGTAGCAGCAGCTCCAGCAGTAAAGGTTCTTGAAGCTCCTGCTACAAAATTAGTCATAGGTGCTGCTCTAGTACAGCCAGTTAATGTATTTCCACTCTTACCCGTAAATGATATTAGTTCATTATCCACTAACACAGTTCCTGATTCGTTAGGAAAATTACTAGCGTCCACTAATGGTAAAGTAGTTTGAGACGCAGTAATTGAGCTGGCCAACTTACTTCTTGCTCCTTCGTTTATGACTTCATATCTAACTGGTAAGTTACCTGTTCTCATATACGCTTCTGTATTAGTATTGCTATTCCTAATACGATGAACCATGATATAATTACCATCGGATCCTCTTAACATGTAATCAATAAAGCCAGCACCGTACCATGTATATTGAATACCAATCATCTGCATGGTAGAAGTGTCAACGTTATATCCGCTTGGACCAGTTCCGTCCAATTTATCAAGATTAAAATTAGCCTGTGGCACGATAATATCATCTACTTTACATAATTTACTAGCAACCGCATCTACAGCACCCCTATAATCTGGAGTAACTGTCATGCTAGTCTGACTTTCAATACTAGACACACAGTGTGTCATACCTTTAATTACAATTTTATCTCCAGCTTGTAATTGATCTCTAAATCTAGTGTTGGAACCTGTAATTAAATTTGTGTCTCGGACAATACTCACTGTACCTGCTAGTTGGAAAGTACTGGTTCGTCTGCCTACGCTAAGAGTTTGACCATCATACTGCCAAAACATACCGTTTTGTTCGTCAAACGCACCAGCACGTACCGTAGCACCATGCCATTGAACTAGACTCATTTGACTTTGTCCGCTAAGTGTAGCATAGACATTGCCTAACACAGTCTGTGCCTGTACTCTAAATGATCTTTCATTAATTACATCAGTAACAGTATAGTCACCATTGTATCCTGATGTAATCACCCCTTTTATTCGAATCATTCCGCCAATTTGACAACCATGATCTACATCATCTGTAACTACGGTAATATAAGATCCTATACTTGTGCCTGTAGCGGTTAGACTTTGTAAATCATAACTTGGCGCAAACAAAGCACCAGTAGTATACATTACGCCTTTACCTGACTGATAACGTATATACTTTTTACTCATACGTATTGCCTGAGCACCATGTTGTGGACCACCTGTACCTAGTTGTACACCGCCATCGTATGGTCTATGAATAAAGTAAGCATCAGATCTTGTATACACAACACCCGCTAGAGTAACTGATGATACATCAATAGTTCCACTGGTTCGAGCGGTATATCGTACTCGTGTTGGAGTGGGCACACTTTCTACAAAAAATGGTCCAGCAGCAAAAGCATGGTTAGGACCATTACTTAAAATTGCTACAGTAATACTTGCTCCTGGCACTAATCCGTGCGCAGTAGGAAATTCTACTTGTACTCCGGCAATAGCAGCATAGGCAATTGAGGTAGCATCTGCTAGCTGTGCGATTGTAACTTCACTTAAACTTAAAGCTGAAATAAAATCAATTACACTACCTGCTACAGCATTGCCTGATTCTAAAACTAGTTGTATGGCGCCTGTTCCATCTATTTGTGTTACAGTCATAGTAAGATTATTAGTAGGAATTGTTCCGCCTAAGTTACTACCTGCGATAGTTAAAATATTACCAATTTGATAATCATTGCCGCCTACTGTAGGAGTTGCTGTATACGATCCGCCAAATCGTGTGACTGTAAACACAGCACCAGCACCTAAGTGTGGTAAATTGCTGCTTACTATATTAGTAAATACTGTATCGGTGCCTAGAGCACTGCCTAATGAACTAAATGTAAGTATTTCTCCAAGACCACCTACTGTTAATACATTGATAAACAAATCATTTTCTGGACTAGCACCTCCAAGTAGATTCCCAGATATAACTACTTGATCGCCTGGATTGAAATTGCTACCAGGATTTATACTGGTTACACTATACAAGCCTGCTGAGGAGTCGCCTGTATCACTACGTACAATATTCCATGTGCTATTAATACCAGAACCAGTTGTGCTTGATTGACTAATTGGACTGTATGTTACAGATCCATTTACACTGGTACCTGTAAATGAAATAGGCATGGTGCTATCAATGTTAGCAATTGATCCGCCGCTGTCTACACTAAGGACAACAATAGTTATATCGTTGGTCACGTCGCTACCACCAAGCGCACTTCCTAATATTTTTACTCTATCGCCTACAGTGTAATTAGAACCTCCGTTAGCAACACCAACATATTGATATGACCCGTTGACTCTAGCAAAGTTAAATGTTGCTCCAGATCCAATAGGACTGGTCAATGTAGCAGATAAACCAATATAAGTGTCTGCTGATCCTGTTTTATTTGCTGTTAACGGAGCACTTAAACTTACAGTAGTGCCTGTGATACCTGTAACAAAAACAGCAGTACCTGTACCATTATCAATGGCCATACCTTCAAGAATCCCTGTGGCACTTTCTACCTCTATTGTAGTATCGTTAATGGCAGCATTAGCAGCGGCAGCAGTTTGAACAGCCACACCTCCTGAACCAACGATACCAGTAACCTGTGTACCAGGATTAATTCCAGCAGCAGTAAGTGGTGCGCCAATACTAGGAGGACTTCCAATAAACGCTATTTGATCTGATCCAGCAGGAGTTATAAATTCAGAAGTAATTGTACCTGAGCTACCTGGACTAAAGATACTGAATACAGGAGTGCCTAGGCTAGCACCTGTATAAAAAGCAGCTTTTCTTAATTGTGTATAAGCAGTGGCTAGGACTTGTCCATTAGTAGTACCAACCTTACTAGCACTGTAATAGGTAAACGTTACTGTACTAGGGACACTGTTAACTAAAAATGTGCCTTCTGCTCTACTAAATCCTGTTATAGTATTTGCTAGAGCTTTAATTGTAATTGGAGTGCCCACAACAAATCCGTGAGGCCCTTGTGTAGTAACTGTGATTAGACTAGCACCTATATTAGCTGTTCCAGCACTAGCATCAGTTACCACAGTGGCTACAGCAGTATCTGTACCTGGAATTTCGTATACACTAGGATACTGTCTTAAAAGTCCAATTGCTTGCCACTTTGTTGGCTGTAATCCATATTCAAAGTCAGCATCTAACATACTCTGAGGATTGGACACACGCATACGTTCAATAGCATCTGTACCAAAATCCCATGGTCTTACTTTCAGTTCGTTAGACTCTACAAAAATTTGAATATCATCGTTAGCACTTTGTGCCGATGTATCCGCATCTAATGTTATAGTAGTTACATAATCTGCTGTTTGTAAATAGGCTGGAAAATCGTCGTCTCGATAAATCCCATTACTATTATATGTGGCAAAATAATCTACTGTAGCACCATAATCTTGACTGCTGAAATTATATAAAATTTGGTTGTTTGTTGTATCAGTAATTAATAAAATTTCATCAAGACCAATTTTACCTTGAATCTTAATTTGCGTTACACCGTTACTACGTGCTGGAACACTAGACAGTCCGTTTTCTATTACATCGCTTAAAATACTTTCTAATGTATAAATCCTAGCACTAGCAGCAGTCTCGTATGTGATGCTGCCATTTGTATATCTTGAAACTATTACTTGTAATGGAGTATAAGCAGCCTGTGTAAAAATATATGAATTAATCAAATCCCTTATAAATTCATGTGTTTTTATTTCTGGACGACGATCACCGTCCACCTGGGGCACTCCTGACTCCCAATATCTACTAGATACAAATCGTATTTCAATGTTGCCACCATAGCGTAAGTCGTTAGCATAAGCATCTAATACATAACCAATGTCTCTTTCACATTTGCTAGTATCATAAACATATCCAGCAAAATTTCTAAGACTTTGAGTAATTGGCACTAAAGGCAAATTATTCAATCCACTAGTAATTACGCTGGTTACAGTACTAGCTAGAGTGGTAATTGTAGCACTAACTCCTGATTCAGCTACTGATCCTGTTAAATTCTGTGTAGTTACTACTGGACTTTGTAGACTTGAGTATGCTACTTTAGGTAAAATATTAGTGTTAATAATATCTCGAAGCTTGACATGAGCAGCAGCTTCTGGTGCTCTAGTGCCTGTTATTACTGCTGTTGTTCCAATCCAATATTGACTAACAGTATTTCTAGTGCCTTCTCGTCCGCCGTAGCGTACATCGTAAATGTATCCTTCTATAATTTTATCTAATTCTGCTTTAAAATTTACAGTATTAAAAGTAAAGCCAACAAAAGGGGCAATAGAACCAGCTACCTGTGTGTTAATCCAAGCAACTACTTCGTCTTTTAAAAATTCTTTGTTTAAACTTATTAAACTAACTGCGTTTGGATATAGATTTAAGTTAGTTAAAGTAGACAAACCAACGTCAATGGTGTTAATAAGAATACTTGCTAGTGTGGCAATAATTGTAGTGGTACCACTTTCGCTAACCGATCCTGTAGTATCTTGAGTAGTTACTACAGGATTTTGATCGCTGCTATATGGCAATTTTGCCAGAATAAAATTATTGATTATATCGCGTAGTTTAGTATGCGCTGCTACTTCTGGTGCTCTGTTGCCGTCTACCTGAGCGACTCCGCCTAACCAATATTGTTGTGCTGCTTCTCTAGTTTTTTCTGTACCACCATTTTTTAAATCTGAAATGTATGCTTCAATTACATATCCGACATCTCGTCTACATTTAGAAGCATTATATGTAAATCCAACAAACGGAGCAATATTGCCTGCTACTTGTGTGCCTATCCAGGCAGTGATTTCGTCTTTCAAAAATTCAGTGTTTCTAGTTAATAGACTGGCAGCATTTGGATATAAATTTGTAAGCTGAAGTACGCTTAATCCATTGGTTATAACATCTAATAATATTTCAGATAAAGTGCTTAATCGCTGAATCATATGCGTTTCAGCATTAGTGCCTGTTGTATTTTGAACTACACCTGCTACCTGCTCAGTTGCGTAAAGCACTCTTGGAAAAACATTTTGTATAATAATGTCTCTTAATTTACTATGAGCCCAAATTTCTGCTTGTCTATTTCCATCCACTTGCGGTGTGCCACCTAGCCAGTACTGTTCTGCTACATATCTTATTTGTTCATTACCACCGTAACGTAAATCATAGATATAAGCATCAATTACATAACCAACATCACGTTCGCACTTATCAGCATCATAAGTATAACCAGCAAAAGGACCGGTACTTGCTGCTACTCTAGCAGCAATGTAAGCTCTAATTTCCTTTTTTAAGAATTCTTTATTGTTTGTAAGTAAAGTAACAGCATGTACATTCAAATTTATGGCAGTGTCTGTTGCTATACTTGCGTTAATATAAGCATTTGCTTCTTTTTGAATAAAAGATTTATTATTAACTAACAATGTATGAGCATTAGGATAAGCATTACTACTGCTAGCTACTCCTGGAAAAAACACATAATTTTGAATTCTTTTTTTAGACATTTAGTTCTCCGTTATCCGCCAAGTGCGATTGCCAGTGCCGCTGCTGTGGCGTCAACATAATCTTTTCTTGTTGCTTTATTTGGACTAGAAGGAGCATTATTTAAAGTCACTTCGTCCGCTGTTATTGTATCTACTGTTAGGTTATTGTTTATCGTTACATTAGTTGCAGTTATAGTTGTAGCATTTATTGTGGTAATATTTCCTGTGGTAATATTTCCTGTAGTACTATTTAATGTAGTAATTGTGCCTGTGGTACTATTTAAAGTTACCACTGTGCCTGTAGTACTAGATAACGAGGTAGAGTTTATAGTGGTAAACACTGCTGATCTAGGCACAGTACTGCCAATGGTCATGTTATTGATTGACCCTACTGTGCTAGGATTTATTGTTACAGATCCTGTACCTGTAGGTGAAAAATTTATTACACTGTCATTAGCATTTGCTGTTATATCTCCAACTACGTCTACATCATTTAAAGATGATAAAATACTAGAATTTAAATTGGTAAATGATCCATTACGAGGAGTAATATTACCAATAACAACATTATTAATACTACCTGTGCTACCACTACTGGTAATCGATACAATATTATTTAGAACAGATAAACTAGATCCTACTTGAAGTTCATCTGCATTTACTCTATCAACATTTATTATACCGTTGGCCGCTGTAAAACCTGTGGTTTCAAAACCGTACTCTGAATAAAATTTACTTTCCTGTATGGTTTTTGGTATAGCGGCTGCGTAAGGATTACTGATTGACTCAGCGTAGTTGGCGGAAAATATTACTCTCGTGCCGTCATAAATTACACTGCTTGGATTAGCACGTAGACTAACATAACTGTCTGTAACATCTACAGAAAATTCAGCTAGACGAGAGACTGTGCCTATTCTACCATAGTCAACAATATTAACACTATTAGGTGTAGCTACAACTAATAAGTTTATTGTCTCTTTGGTGTAACTGTCGTATTCTACTGAGATCTGATAGGATACGCTGGAGAAATCGCCTACATACCAACGATCTATTTCTACATCTAAACCTAGATAGATTTGTATCCATTGCCCTTTATAGGACCAATTTTTACCCGGTTTTACACGCAGGGTTGAGTGCAGTCCTTGATCAAAAAAGCTGGAAAAGTTTAACATATAATTCTGCCAATATAACTATATTTATCATATCGTTATACTGACAGAATTTGTGGGGTTAATTTAGTATTTTTACTAGTTTTCCGTATTCTGGTAGAAATAGATACTCAATATCACTGCGTACTAATGTATTAATAGCATCATCTAGAGTTTCTACTAACGGATCTCCACCTAAATTAAAGCTGGTATTAAACAAAATAGGAATATTTGTTTTTTCATAAAATGTTTTAATTAGATTGTAGAAATGATAATTTTGCTCTTCTGTAACAGTTTGTATTCTACAGGTGCCATCTACATGAATAATGCTGGGTATTTTTTCAGCTATGCCTGGCTGGCAATTTACAGCGTACATCATATGCGGGCTTTCGTCCTTACCTCTAAGATCAAACCACTCATGCGCATGTTCTTTTAAAATTGTTCCAGCAAAAGGTCTAAAATATTCTCTACGTTTTACTGTATTCACATAGTCTTTGCCATCAGCATAGGTAGGATCAAATAAGATACTACGATTTCCAAGTGCTCTAGGACCGTTTTCACTGCGGCCTTGAAAAATAGTTACAATATTTTTCTTTGTTAGCAGTTCTACTACATCTTTATATGTAGCATCAACAACTTCTCCACCGGCATACCCAACTTTTTCTAAAATTTCTTTGTCGGTATACGTTTGCTTAGGGCCAAGATATAGCGTGTCTAGTTTTTGTATTTCTGAATTTTTAGTTACATCATGCCAAAATAGCAGTGCTGCTCCCATTGCTGTACCAGCATCATTACTTATAGGCTCAACATAAATTTCTATACCTTCGTTTTTAAGCTGATCCAAGTACCAATAATTAGCTACACAATTCAAACCATAGCCGCCGCTTATTACCACACGTTTTTTACCACTCATCTCTACAGCTTTACGAATCAAACGTAACACTTGTTCCTGAGTTTGTGTTTGTACTGCGTAGGCTAAATCTCTACGGCTTTGTAGATAGGTAACATCTGGATTGTCATCCGACGATCTTTCATCTAAAAAGTCAAACAGTTCAGCATTAACTTTTGCTCCGTTTGGATAGTTAGGCACAATAAGATTTCTATTGCTTAATGGAATCTTAGAACTATGATCAAACAGTCTAGGAATACTAGTATTTTCTTTACCGTAAGGAAATAGACCCATGGTCTTACCTGCTTCAATGCTACTGAAGCCGCAGTATTCTGTTACGCCTTCATATACCTTAACAATACCAGCACGATCTGTTAAGTGTGCTTCGTGAAATTGTCCAGGTTCACCAAAATTATCAGACTCTAAATGACTCCAATAAATGCCTGGCACTGGTTCTAGTGTGCCGTAGTGCTTGTATAGTGTTTTAAAATTAGCTGGATATTCACAATCTACAATACTTTCAACTTCCCAGATAGTCATGGGATCGTTGCCATATTGTATTTGAATAAATGTGCCTGCTCCGTCTACAATTAAACTTACAGCATCAGTCCATCCGCTGCGATAAAATGCGCAGGCACTATGAAGTTTATGATGCATATAACTAAAATCTACGACTTGAGGATGATTATGTAAGTTAGCTCTGCGATCAATTAAATTTAATTTACGTGCCAAACCAGTATAAACATCGTCGCCGGTATAATCTACTCGGCCAGCTGTAGATTGTAGGGCTTGAGTGTGCGCGACTACAAGATAATCAATTTTATCCGTGTATTCTAAAATTTTCATCATACTAGCATAAGGACCGCCATCGTATTTCTGTCTAGTAAGTCTTTCTTCTTCTATGCTAAAAATAATTTCACCATCTTTGAGCAAGCATACTCCTGCATTGTGACCTCTAGCTATAGCAGCAATCCAACCAGTTTTTAAATTTACTGTCTCTGTTGTCATTTTTCTATTTTTCCTAAAATTGTATTGATTACGTAGTCGTGAATCTCAGGACTCATACTCATTATATGTTCGTGCTTGCGATCAACTCGCTCGTCTGGCGCTATTCTAATAGGGCTATATTCTCTGGTTTCTTCACCCATATCTAGAATATTAAATGTACTTACATTAGGATATGAAACATTAATAGGATAAGTTGCCCCAAAGACTACTGTGGCAGGTTTATTCATAGCATAGGCTAAATGCTGTCCTACGCTATCGCAGCCAAAGAAATGATCAGCATATTTTATAATTGCTGCCCACTGTCTTAACCCTACATTTTCTGGCGCTGCTACATCATCTTTATATTTTTCTTCTCGCAGATCCAATTTAATTTCGCTCATCATTATCACAGCGTAGCCATGTTCTTGTAGTTTTCTAATTAATACCTTTATATCTTTATACTCTATACTTCTGCTAGTAGGATCTACGAAACTTTCATCAATATACTGTATACCTCTACCAAAGGGTTGGAATACAATAGCTTTGTCTTTTTTTAAAGTTTTTTTAATTTCTGTAACTACTTGTCTGCCATGTAGTAGTTCTTCTTTTGACAGCATTAAATTTGGTTTAGCTAATTCTCTAATGCCTTTTTGATTTATTTCGATATCAAATGCTTGTGCTAGACTACACTTTTGATTGTAATATTCCCACACTCTATAAGGCTCTGGACTGACTACATCCCTATCACGAATCTTTTCTTTGAATAAATTTTTGTGCCAAACATCGTAAGTTCTGTCGTCTAGTGTAGGATGTCCTTTGAATAAATCAGTTCCGCCTTCGCATACTATGATAAAATCTTTATCGCCCGATTCTTGTTCGTAGTGTTCCAGCGCAGGAATTGCGCAAATGACACGGCCTGCGCCACCGTTAATAAAAAAAGCTTTGGATCTAGCCATTTGTTCCTCGTTAAAAAGTCTAGCGTATTATATATCTTTTAACATAATAACGCTAGACTGATTAAGAGTCAAGTGATTAATATACTTTTGGAGGATTACTTGGGAATGGAATTTTCCAATGATCTACATTGGCATAAGTTGTTTCTAAATTAGCCAGCCAATCTCTGTGTTGTTCTAACTCTTGTCTTTCTTGATCTGTATAATCATTATCTGCTAAAGATCGATTTATCATTGTAACGCTGTTGGCTACACCTGAAAATAAGCTTTCTCTTAATATAGCATGTTCTCTAAATCTTGGAGTTGTAAATGCTCCGTCGCGATAGAATAAATCTTGTCCAAAATAGTTTTGTGAGATTCCTCCACCAGAATATACATAAGTCCAAGTTTCGCCTGTTGGCAGTGTTTCTGTGTAATCTGGTATTGGATCGTGAGTGTAGTACCCTGTTAGATATGCTGCTTCAAAGGTATTAACACTGGCATCTAATACTACAAATTCTGTGTCAGGATCATCGTCAACTAAATTAGCAAGTTGTAAATCTGCCTCTGTTTCTCCTGCTCTTGCTACATAACGAATTTCGCCCGTTGGTGTAAACACACACAGAACTAATAATTTTGGTCCTTCGTAAATAGCATCCACTGTCTTATTCAAAGCAGTGGTTGTTTTATAAGGCTCATCTGAAAGCTTGAACGTAAAAAATTTACGCATTTATACTCCTATCAACTAAAGAATCTAATTTTAACAGCACCCTGACCGCCGCGATATCCATTATCTCTAACATCACCGCACAATGCTATACCTGGGCCACCCCAACCGTATGGAACATATGGTATACATCCGGTTGATTCATAACAAGCGCAGATACGATCTGAACGCCATGAATAACCGTGAGGAGCACCTTTTGTTCCATTACGACTAGTACTTAGTCCTGATATAAATCCATGTAGTCCCTGTCCTGGAATAGGAGCTTCTGTAGCATCGTCAGTAAAATTATAACTGATATAAGGAGTATTACCGCAGCTCCATACGCCTGCTGGTCCTGGAACATGTACAACATAGCAGCAACGACCGCTACTAGTAGGACATTGACAGCTAAATGTAACACAGCTAACACCACCACAGCAGTTTTGATCACCGCCTACTGCAGTAGCAATTAATGTTTGAGTAGTGCCAATATTACAAATGGTTCCAGCGCCTTGTCCTAATCCATTATTTGTACCACAATAGCCTAGTGCTCTATAGCAACAATATCCACCACAGTTACCATCAGTAGCACAAATACTACAACCGCCACGGCCACCCTGTGCGCAGATACACCCGTTAGTGCCATTACCAAACCAGCAAATACAAGTGGCTTCTGAACAACCTCTAAAATTTAACACGTCGGCATTGCCGCAGCTAAAACCAATAACTCCAGTAACATAACAACCAGCAGTTACACAAATACATTTACGAGAAAAAGCACCAGCATTTCCTGGTAAACCCCAGCCGCAGCAGCACATACGAGCACTGCTTCCACCTGCGCCCCATACTTCAATAACAGCACAGCCTGTGCCTGGCGCACGCCAACAAAACCCACCACAAAAGTTAGTTCTTACATTACCTGGTGAAAATACAAAAATTTGACCTTTTTCTAAGTTGGTTTCAGAAATATCTCCTGTCCAATTACTATTAGATCTTTGTTTTACTAAATTTGTTAAATTAGTTGGCATTATGCTGTACTCGCAATAAATTTAATTCTTATAGCGCCTGGGCCGCCACGTGTGCCATGATCTCTTACATTCACACATGGACTTGGTGCCATGCCTGGGAATCCTGGTGGATGCCACGCAATACATCCTTGTGCTTCATAACATCCACAGCTACGACCGCCTGTCCAGCACTTGCTTTCTGTTGGAATACCCTGACCTGGATTTCTACCAGCTACATTTAGCGCATGAGTATATTGCATTAGACCCTGACCTGACCAGTTACTATATTCATTATCATTTTCAGTGCCAAACTGTAACATGGCGCCGCAATCACTAAAATAGCCTGCTGGACCTTGTACAAAGTATACCTGACTGCACACGCAGTTTGGTAGACACCCATAAAAGCCTGCGCAACTGAATCTTCCAAAACAGTTTACATCACCGCCATAGGCCTGCGCACAACAACTAGCAATGGTTACGCCGTTAGCACCTGCGCCAAAATTACAAATTACACCACAATTACTATTAATTAGTGTACCGCAATAACCGTAATAAAAATAACAACAGAATAAACTAGTACCAGTAGAGCACATACTTGCGCCTCCACGGCCGCCTTGAGAGCAGATACAGCCCGTAGTACCGTTACCAAACCAACACACTCCTGTTGGTTCGCTACATCCTCTAAAGCACAGAGCATCAGCATTGCCGCAAGCCAATCCTACACAGCCTGTAATAGTACATCCTTGTCTAACACAAAAACACTTACGAGCATAGGCACCAGCATTACCTGGAATACCGCCACCGCAGCAGCACATACGAGCACCGCTGCCACCAGCTCCCCATACTTCTAAAACCACACAACCGCAGCAAGGTGCTTGCCAGCAAACACAGCAATACTGTTTGGTTCTAACATTCGGCTCAGAAAACATCCAGATTTTACCCTGTTCAAGATTTTCTTCGTCGAAAAAAGATTGAACTAATCTGTCTCTTACTAATGATGTAAATGATGTAGGCATTAATTAACTCGCAATAAACTTAATTCTAACTGCGGCATTACCGCCTTTACCGCCTTGATCGCGCACACCTGCTTCAAATACAGCGTTGTGACCACCATGCCCTGGAGGCACATAAGCATAACATCCTGAATCTTCATAGCAGCCGCAGCCACCACCAAAGCCCCAACAGTATGCCCAAGGTATACCTTGACTTGGATTACGACTAACAGCACTGACCATAAAGTTATGTTGATGGCGACCTTGACCGCTGTAGTTACTAAATTCGTTATTATATTCGTGTGCTACGGCTAAGACCACACCGTCTCTGCTATACATACCAGCAGGTCCTGGAATATAAGAAGTTGTACAGCAAGCAGAGTTAGCATTACAAGCCATAAACGCTACACAGCTAAAATGTCCGCAACAGTTTACATCGCCGCCAAAGCTTCTAGCAATATGTGGTTGTGGACCTGTACGATAGTTTCCTCCGCACATTTCAGCTACGCAACATGCTGATCCCCAACAGTTAGCATAGCAACATTGTGGTTGTATATAACTTGGTGTACATCCACACATGTATACACAGTGCGAGTTTTGTACGTTACAGATTAATCCACAGTTTTCATTATTAAACTTTGTTCCGCAGAACCATTGGCAGGTAAAGCAGCACCAAGCACTTTCACCTGTGCTACACATACTTACACCGCCACGCCCGCCTTGAGCGCACAAGCAGCCATCAAACTGTGTATGACATTGATATTTAAAGCAGCAACCGCTACAAGCAATACCTTGTCCGCCTGCGCCATAACTATTAAGAACGGCTTCAGGTAATAAGTTTAATGGATTAGGATTTTGTGCGCCGCATAGTCCAACAGAATAACACACCTGAGAAGGACCAGAGCAACCTCTAAAGCATAAATTACTGTCTCTACAAGCGTTATGTGCTACACCGCATACAAACGTACAGCAGGTTTGTTTAGCACTGATACAAAATATTTTTCTATTATAAGCGCCGGCATTGCCTGGTAATCCAAATCCGCAGCAGCACATACGAGCGCCGCTACCGCCTGCGCCCCACATGTCAATAATTACTATACCTGCTGTTCCGGTAGGTGGGCACCAGCAAAAACAATTTGGTGTAAGATTGGTATTAGGCTGATAAGCCCAGATACGTCCTTTTTCCAAATGGAATTCACCAGGATTCAGATTTTCTGATTTAGTTCCTACCAGTGATTTAAATGATGTTGGCATTCTAAAATATCCTAGCTATTACGCAGACGCAACTACCCAGCCGTATGTAGCACCGCTGTAAATTAATGTTACTATTGCACCGTTGGTGTCTATGGTTAGATCGTCAGTGATATTCTGAATTTTCGCTCCATTTCTAGCTACAGTAATATTATTTGTTGCCGCTGTAGCTCCAATATCAATAATTTGAATAGTATCGTTAACAAGAAGTCCGCCACTAGCCGGCAAAGTAATTGTGATTGCTCCGCCAGAAGTAGTTGCTAAAATTCTGTCATTGACTGCTGCGTTATAGTTAGTAGAGACCTCACGGAATGTTGCTCCTGCTGTGCCGGTTGTTGTGATATATCTTCCCATTTATTTCCCCTGACTTCCTATTTATGTTGTTGATGTTTCAATTCCGTATACCACTGCGCTGACATTAGGTATAGACGACCAAATTACTACATTTCTTGTTGCTTCTAAAACAATACCTGTACGCTCTAATACACCTTTTGACAATAATTCAGTGTCATATTCTATATATTCAGCACTAGTAGGAGTTCCGGTAGCAGACAATCCAATTCTGATATTAGCTGCTTGATTAGATCTATTACACACACTGATAGTCACTACCGAAAAAGTACTGGCAGGCACTGTGTACACTGTGGTTAGTGTGGCTACTGTAAGGTCATTTGCGCCTAATCTTCCTGATGCCATTTATATTTCCTTTGTATTAACGGAACAAATTGTACGCCAGTGCGTAACCATCTATGCCGTCGTTGAAATTCATCGTAGTATTTATGTTAATTTGTGCGCCTGTGGTTGTTGTAATTGTGTCTCCAGCAATATAAACAATACCAGCTGTGAGACTATTTACATTCAAACTGCTAGATCCGCTACCAATTTGAGCACTAATATAGGCCTTGATTGCTCTCTGCGTTGGCACAATACTATCGGAATCCGCCGTAAAATACGGATCTGTACTAAATTCAGAAATTGTAGCTCCGCTGCCTCCTAGTGCCACACTACCCAACTGTAATTCTTGTAGACCTGCGATACTGAATGCCTCAGCGTTCAAACTAGCAATACCTGTGCTTTGTTCTACACTAAAAATGTCGCCCACTCTGAAATTACCATCTTGGTCTGTTGATGTATAGAATACACGACCACCGCCAAATTCGTTTGTTTCTTTGGTAGGATCTGGATCAATTAAAGGATTTCCTGGATAATTTGTGTTGGCAAAATTACCTGTACCAATATCTAGGAAATCATGACCTGTCAATCGTACTTGACTGTAACGGATTCTGATAGTAATATTGGTTTCATGATCAGCACTTTCTGCCATGCCCCAACCTGGACTAATCTGTAGAATAGCCGTATATCTGTCGCCTTGAGCTAATAAATTTGTTACATTTACTAATTTGTAATATACATCATTAATACCACTAAATTGTACATTAGATCCAGCTCTAGGAATAGCAGTTAGATTTTTAACAGCTATAAATGTACCAGTCTGGTAAGTGTCAATAGTACCATTACCAACCACCGAAGCTTGGGCTGTTTCATAGCCTGTGCCTCTATTACTAAAATTAGGTTGTGCTAGTACACCGTCACCTTTACGTACTTCGGTAACCGCCTCTGCTGTGTTATTAGGATCTACAATAGTCATCGCAGGCGCACTGGTATATCCTGATCCTGGCTCAATTACTCTTATACTGTTAATTTTTTCATCTGCTACTAATGCTCTGGCATAGGTAGTACAACCTGTAACCGTACTGCTAGCTACAGTGCCAGCAGCGCCACTTTGTACAGCAGACCAAATTCCTGATTTATTACTATTACCAAAAGCTATAGCACTGTAGCCGTTAGCACTGGCGCTCATTGTTCTGCTAGTCCAATTGAATCCATCTTCTGATGTAGCGGCTGCGGTTGATTGACTTACCGCGAAGAACAGACCTTGCCCATAACTTACTTCTGTATATGTAGCACTTGGTACTGTCATTGTACTCCATGTAGTCCCGTTTAGGCTGTACACTCCTGTGGTTAATGTACCACCTGCTGGCACTGCTACAAATTTATTTTTACCAAATACTACGTTTGACCAGTTTCCGCTGGTAATAGTTCTTGTAGTCCAGCTGGTGCCGTTACTAGAACTAGCTGCTGTAGTGCCGCTGCTGGCTACTGCTACCCATAATCCGTTACCGTAGGCTACACCGGTCCAACTAGCACTTGGTAAACCAGACATAGCTATCCAACTCACACCATTGTTTGTGCTGTAAGCTGCTGTGGTAGTAGTACCTACCATTACCCAACGATTATTACCATAGGCAATATTAGTATAAGTTCCTGCTGGAGCACTGCCCCCCGCACTCCATGTTGTTCCGCCATCTGTGCTGATTGAAGTAGTTCCTGTGCTGCTCATAGCAATCCAGGTGCCGTTACCATAGGCAACTTTTATAGCACTGACATTTACTGTGCCGCCAGCAGTCCAAGTAATACCATCACTACTATAGCTACTAGTTGTACCTGCCACTGCTACAAATCTACCGCCTGCTGCTGTGCCAGTGATCTCAAATGTGTTTACTCCACCAGCAACTACTTTAGTTACTTTAACAGTAATATTGTTAGCAGGCGCAAGTCCGCCTACGTTTGTTCCTAGAATTGTAATTGTATCGTCTATTAAGTAGCCAGTTCCAGGTGTGGTACAGGTTACAGTTGTATAGTAACTACCTGCTTTTACCACAGTAAACACCGCGCCAGCGCCTGATCCTCCGGTGCTAGCTACACCGGTATAAGTAGAATTTAAATCACCAAATTCTGAATCAACCCAAGCTGCGTTTTGTATTGTTCTTGCTGTAGAAGTAAATCCTGGACTGGTAAATGTTAATCTTGGTTCAATTATATAAGCTGTAGTAACATCTAAAGTGCTAGCTATAGTTGTACCCGCATTAATATGATCCCATCCACTGGCACCTGTAGATTCTTGATAAATTGTAGCGACTTTGCTGCCGCTGTTATAACTTTGAATGTAACCGTATTGTCCAATACCAGTACCAGCAGTAATTAATATTCTCATGCCGACGTAGGCACTGCTAATTGCTGTATCTGTGGCTGCTAGAGTAATGCTTGTAGTATTTCCTGATTGTGCTGTATTAGATATAGTTTTATATCCAGCACCACCTGTGCCGCTAGAATCTCCAAAGTCTTTTAATCTAATATAGTATACGCCGTCGTCTCTAAATTCAGCTGTTGCTGCAGCATTAGCACCAGGGCCGTTAAATGTATAAGTGGCTGTGCTATAATTTATACCGGCATTAGCAAATTCTAATCTATAAATTTGATTTACTGTGTCAGTAAACACTGCTTCTATACTAGCTTCAACACTTCTATTGTCTACTTTACCTAACACAGGCGTTTCAGTTACATCAATTCCTTCACTTACACAACCAAATGAGCCGTAAGAGCTATTTCCATTTGTAGCACGAATTTTTCCGCCATTTTCAGCAAGATAGCCAATATGGCCATAATATGAGAACACACTAACAAGCTCAGCACGACCCAGATTAGTAACCCATGCGCCAATACCGTCGCTTAATACTTGAGTGAAATCGTTCGCTACAATACTATCATTGCCGCCATTGTGTAGATTACCATCTACTTTCATACCAATACAAGCCGTACCAAATGTAGTAACGTTTTGAACATAAGGACTGCGCTGTGTGATCCATACACGCTCGTCATCTGGGCCCCAACCTGGATCTAGGCTAGCATAAGCTCCAGCACTTGGGCGTCTTGTACCATATACATTTAATGATCCTAATGTGCCGGTTAATCCTGCTACTGTACAATTTCGTAAACCTGTTCCATTTCTTAGATAGAACATATCTTTATCAATAGATCCATTAACAGCATGAACGTATAATCTAGCTGCTACAATTGTTTTGTAATTGCTATTATAGATAATGTCCCATTTAATAGCATCTACATATTCTCTAATATCTCTCTTACAAGCATCTTCATCGTAAGTTCCTGCGTATGCTGGATAAGTTACATTAATATATGCGACTGCTTCCTCTGCTAAAAATTCTTTATTTTCTTCAAGCACATTTACAGCATTATAATAATTTTGATCTGTACTGATATAATTTGTGCCAGTCATTGTAGGAGCAGTACCTACTGAATTTACATAATAATCGATATAATTTTTAGCTGTGGTAAATCTGTTTGCCACTACACTGCCTGCTCCGGCACTACCTGCTGGTCTGGTTGTAACTGGATCAAGCGGATTACCAGCACTTTTTGTAATTGCAATATTTTGAACAATATTACTTACAATGGCTGCTATTCTTGTAAGAGCAGCTAAACTATAGGTAACATCGCCAGGAGAAACCAAACTTCCGGCTGGTTCAATCCTTGTACTGCGTAATTCATCGCCTACAATAGCAGTTAGTGATGGAACAGATATTGGAAGCACTTCATAGAAAGTACCCGTTTTAACACTTATAGTATAATTTACTTGCTGTAATTCAAAAACAGTAGTACTATCTTCAACAGCATTAATTGCCGCTGTCAATGTATTAATTAGAGATGTAACTAAGGTATTTGTCTCAGTTTCTGGATCTTTAGTTGCGTCAGTTACTCTAGTTACTACACCTTGAAATGGTGTAATTGAATCTTCTGCTATAATGTCTTGCATTAATGACAGCGCAAAATTTACAGCAGCTATAGTTTGTAATTTTTCTCCCGCACCAAAGACTGCTATTTCTTCGCCATTATAGATAGCAAAATCTCTTACCTTTTTATTACCACCATGACTTAAATCATATACTATAGCATCAATTAATACACCAATGTCTCTTTCAGCTTTAGCAGCATTATAAGTAAAGCCGCCAGTAAAAGGAGCTATTGGACCTGCTACTTGCGCATTAATCCATGCTATTACTTCTTTTTGTATAAACTGTCTATTTCTAGAAATTAAATTTGTAGCATTGGGATATAAAAGTCCTTTTTCAATCTGCTGGGTTGCAAACTGAATAGTTTTAAAAGGTCTATCAATACTTGGACCATAATTAGGCCACGCTGAATCTACTCCACTAGGAGCTACATACACTATACAATTAATAATACCCCAATATGCCCATTCAGGAGCAGCAGAAGCACTAACTTTTAAGACTTGTCCTTCGGCTCCAATAGGTAATCTAGTCGGCCCTGCTCCGCCGTAATAAACTAAATCACCTTGTGTGGTAAGTACACTTAATTCAGAGCCTGCTGTAAATACATTCCAATATGTACCAACTGTATCGTTATCAGGTCTTGTAGGTGTTGATGAAGTATGATCTAATATACAAATATAACTGTTTGGACCATATTTTACTAGATCACCTAAAACATAAAGTTTATTTCCATCCCACAGTCCTCTCCAAGCCGTTCCAGAGTTAAGTTGTGCCCAATATGTAGTGTTAGGAGGAATATTCGCTCCGCTGGCTTCTGCGTCTGCAACAGCTACATAGGTAAAACCACCGTGTCTTACAACATTACCTACTCTATAAAAATTAGGTGTTCCCCAAGATCCTTGATATTTGAAACCAGTTATGTATAGGTCCCAATCGTCGCTATTACTTGTGGGAACTTGATTAGTATTATTTGTTTTGCTGATGTAGACGTAACCGCCATAGGCAATGGTGTCGCCTGGTTGATACACAGCACTAGCGTTCCATGTATCATTAAATTCTAAGCCTTCTACAAACTGGCTCCAATTAGACTCTGCGAAAGTACCGCTACTAGTATGATATGTAGTACAAATCCAAAGTCCTGCTCCGTATTTTACCACATCGTTAATTTTATATCTTACACTAGATCCACTCCACGAGCCTAAATATTCAATACCTTTATGTAAGAAATCCCATTTAGCTTGATCAGCTTCTAGGCCTAACGCGGCAGTAGCAGCACTGGTGTGATGTAAATTACAAATATATGTAATACCACCGTATTTTACGATATCGTTTACTTTGTATCTTGTGCTTACAGTCCAGTCAGTTTTCCAGTCAAAAGTTTCAGCAAATAAATCCCATTTGCTTTGATCGGCTTCTAATCCCGAAGACGCGGTGGCAGCACTGGTATGACTATCATTACAAATATAGATATACCCACCGTATTTTACAATATCATTTAATTTATAAAATGTGGTTGTTGACCAATTGCCCTTCCATTCTTGGCCGTCAGACATCTGGTTCCATCTTGTAGGAATATTTTCTAAATCAGTATTAAAATCAGCAGAAGCAGTGTGCCCAATTACGCAGATATACGTTTTTCCGCCATAGCGAATTACATCGTCTTTGATATAAGTTGTGCTGGTTGCCCACGCACCCTTCCATACAAATCTAATTCTACCTAGGTTAAACTCAGCCATTTACTGCTCCGTAATTATAAGATATTGTATTTATGTTTTTTTGAATAGGCATAAATTTGAGTGTTTATTCTTGTAAATCTAAATTTGAATCCCAAGAAGTAGCAAAATAGCTCATTGCTAGCATGGATCCTGCTGGTGGGCTATTAAATCTCACAGGAGCATCCATATCAATTCTGTCTCCGGTCGTAGTGCTTATTAAGTTTGGCCCAACAACTACAACACCTGCGGTTAGCACGGTGGTAAATGCATCTGAACTACCGCCACTAATTCTAGAAGTAATATATGCTTTAATTGCTCTTTGCGTAGACACAATATTATTACTGTCAGCCGTAAACAGCGCATCTGTGCTGAATTCTCTTACAACTGTACCAGTTCCACCAACAGTAACTCCACCTAGACGTAATTCTTCAAGTCCTCCTAGATTAAACAAACTGGCACTAATTGTTACAGTTCCAGTGCTTTGTTCAACTTTAAATAATTCACCAACTCTAAAATTACCGTCTTGGTCGGTACTAGTATAAAACACACGGCCACCACCAACTTCGTATACTTCATTTTCTGGCGCAGGTGTAAATCCATACTCACGATATAAATCAGGATAATCTGTTCCTACAAAATTACCTGTGCCGATGTCTAAGAAATCATGGCCGGTTAATCTAACTTGACTGTAGTTTTGTCTAATAATAATAGGCACGCCGTGTGCTGGGCTTTCTTCTACGCCAAGATTTGGAGAAACTGTCAATCTCATGGCAAAGGACGGAGATACACCTGTTACGTTATCAATTCCAATTATCTTGTAAATAACATCGTTAATACCAGCAATAGTTAAATTATCGCCTGGACCTGGCACTCTACTTACGTTTTCTAAAACCAGTGTATCACCTACTTGAAATTTATCGGCATAACCAGGTCCGCTGATTGTCACTCGTGTTGATGTAGTTTGATAATTGTTACCTCTACTTACCCAACTCACTGGGCCAAGAACACCATTGTTTACTCTTGCTTGTAGTACTGCTTCGGTGGTGTTATTAGGATCAGTTAAAGTGACTGTTGGAGATGACGAATATCCGCTACCGCAATCCCATATTTTAATTAATCTTATTCTACCAGCACTAATTTCTACTCTTCCTTGAGCTGTGATACCTGAAGGAGGTGCGCTGAATGTTACTCTTGGTTCTATACTATATTGTGTAGTAGTATCTAGTACAGGCTCTACACTATATCCAACCACATGATCCCAGCCTGGGGTGTTATCAGATTCTTTGTAGACAGTAAGTATTTTTGTAATGTCATCATAGGCTTGAACGTAACCGTATTGTCCTGTTCCTGTACCGCTAATTATGATAATTCTCATTCCAGCATAATTTGTAAATGTGTTATCATCACTAGCTGATAGAGTAATGGTCAAATTATCTCCAGCTTGAGCGTTATTCACTATGTTTATATAACCGCCGCCACCTGCTGCACTACTGTCTCCAGGTGTATACACACGCACTTGCGAAACTCCTCCGTTTCGAGTTACGGCTGTGGCACTAGCACCTGTTCCTGCTCCTACAAATGCGTATGTAGTACCAGCAGAAGAATAATCTTGGCCGCAATGCTCATATTCTAATAATAAAATTTCATCTCCGGCTTGATCGCTGAATGCGCTGGCTACAGTTGCTTCTGTGGATCTATTGTTCACTACTCCTGTTATAGGAATTTCCGCAAGACTTACACCTTCACTTACACACCCATAAGTTCCGTATGAACTATTTCCATTGGTAGCACGAATTTTGCCTCCATTCTCAGCTAGATATCCAATGTGAGCATAGTAGCTAAACACACTAACAAGTTCACTTCTGCCTAAATTTGTTACCCATGCTCCAATACCGTCACTGATTACCTGTGTGAAATCATTAGCTACAATAGATTTGTTACCGCCATCGTGTAGATTTCCATCTACTTTCATACCAATACAGGCTGTACCAAAAGTTGAAACATTTTGAATGTAAGGACTTCTGCTGGTGATCCACACACTAGTATCATTAGTACCAGTACCTGGATCTAAACTTACAAAAGCACCTGCTGTTGGTCGTCTTGTAAGATATTGATTTAATGCGCCTAAACTGCCAGATAATCCGGTAAGTGATAGATTACGTATACCCGAGGCATTACGAACATAAAACATATTGCTTGTTTCATAACCAGCAGCAGGGCCTATACTTACACTACGTAGTTCATCGCCTACTAAAGCCACACCAGCTGGTATGCTTATAGGCAAAATTTCTTCATAGTGACCAGTTTTAATAAAAATTGTTGCTGGGCCGGTAATATTTTGACAAGCATATCTTATTGTACGCCACGGAGAATTTAGTGTAGTGCCTCTACCAGCAGCGTCAACTCCATCTAAACTAACATAATATACTTTAACTACTTCATTTAAATTATACCAATCAGGTAGATTATTGATTATTTTTAATACTTCTCCTGTTGATCCAATAGGTAATCTTGTACTACCAATAGTACTGCCGTCTTCAGTAATACCATAAACTTTTAAGTCGCCTTGCTCACGTAATCTATTATTGACATCGCCCTGACTGGCCAGTGACCAATAACTAGCTGCTCCATACAAATCTGGTCTCAACAATGCTGTGGCAGTATGTCTTTGAATACACTCGTAGGCAAACAAGTCAAAGGTAACTATATCACCAAGTTCGTAAGCAGTAGCTAATGTCCAGCGATTACGCCATCTTTTACTGGTAGTTACTACTTCCCAGTAGGCAGTGTTGGTTGGATCATTGCCGGTAGAATTTACAATACAAGCATATAGATTTCCGCCACGACGTATTACATCTCCTATGAGATAGCTTGTGCTTAGATTATAATCGCCTCTAAGATTATAACCAATGCTTAATAATTCCCAGTCAGACGGCGATGTGCTTGGCACAGAAGCCTGATTAAAGGTAAGAGCAAAATATGAATAGCCTCCATATTTTACTACATCACCTATTTGATATCTTATAATAGATGTCCACTGATTGTCATATTCTAGACCAGGAGCGTATACTGTGAACTTAGCTGCGTCGAACTGTCCGCTAGCATCGTGTGGTACTGTACAGATATATACTCGTGCTCCAAATTTAACCACATCATTTAATCTATACCTTACCGGTGTAGTCCAATCAAATCTATATTCAATACCGCTATGTACTACTTCCCACTTAGCTTGATCTGCTTCTAAACCTAATGAAACAGTGGCAGCAGAAATGTGCGCAGTAATACAGCGATAAACTATGCCACCGTATTTTACAATATCACTTATTCTATATGGCTGATTTACAATCCAATCTAATTTCCAATCTTCAGTTTTAGCGATGATAGTCCACTTAGCGATATCATTTTCTAAACCGTATTCCGATACAAGAGTACTGTCCACACCAAATAGTGAATCAGAAGTATGTTGTAAATTACAACGATATACAATGCCGCCGTACTTGACTAAATCGTTGAGACTATATGGAATTTCTGCTTGCCAATCTCCCTGCCAAGCATAACCGTCCATCATTTGTTCCCAACGTGGAGCTGGTTCAAGTGGAACAGTTCCAGGCACTACGGCAGTAAGATCATTATAAAATCCACCGCCTGATTCTGAATTATGCTCTACAAGACACACATATACTTTACCGCCGTAACTAACTATGTCGTCAGGGAAGTATACGTTTCCTGAACTCCAGTCACCTTTCCAGGTGTATTTTAATCTACCAATTCTAAATTCAGCCATTTTAGCCCCAAAAAACTATTATTTTAAATATTTATATACCGGTTGGATAATCGTATTTCTGATTAATTCTTACTATCAATTCGCCGTTATCATTTACATAATATAGTAAACTTCGATTATCCCAACGATACTGCTCGTACTTTAGATTTTCATACACAATTTGATGTTTAATATTACGACCTTCATAAAAATCAATACCTGCTTCATAGCCGTTAAAATTATCTTCTTCAGGACCAGGTACATTTATTTCTAAAGTATCATTTGCTTTAAGTTGATTTACTTTGCCTAGATAAAGTTGACCCTGCGCAGTTCTGCGTAATCCGTAAAAAAACTGTGGAACATCTCCTAAAATATCTGCTGGGTTAGTTCCAAAAAAATAGTTACTCATAATTATTATCCTTATACAATTTCAGCATAACTTACTACTACATCTAAACTGTCTGCTGTATCGCTTACAATTCTTAATCCGCATTGTTCTGCTAAAATTAATTTTTCTCCGTTGGTAATCATCTTCATACTTGTATTCGCAGGTACAACTATGCCTCTAATATAATAAGCAGCAGTACTACTTGAATCTACTACATAGATATCTACAGTTACGGGATCGTCAATTACGTTGGCAATGTTACAACCTATAACAGTAAATCTATTATTGGAAACAGTTTGTATTACATCTGCTGGGGTTGTCCCTATACCCTTAACTACTCTTGTTCTAAAAAAGGTTGCCATATTGTTTTATCCAAAAATTAATACACGTTCGATAGCAATTTCAGCTGCTTGATCTGCGTTAATACCTGCTCCAGTACCTGCCACACTAATCCATGCTGTGCCATCGTAAATTTCTACGAATCCTAAACTAGTGCTGTATCTCATCATACCTAGTTGTGGTGATCCAGGTCGTTGAAAATCATTGCCAGCAGGAATAACTACAGCATTAGTTCCTACAATGTTAAAATAACCGGTGCCAGTTGATTGAAATGTAGTAACAGCATTTAGATTGGTATTGGTTATGGTATTTGTTGTGATTCTAAAACCATCAATAACCACAGCACCGGTGCCGTTAGGACGTAATTCTAAATCTGTATTTGAGCTAGTAGTTCTAACAGTGTTGCCATCTATTTCAATTTGATCAACTAACAACTTGTTTACATTAAACTGATTACTGTCAAGTGTAGCAGCTAGATTTCCGTCGGCTACGAAATATAGAGTATTTTCATTAGACCCTGGACTTAATTCTGGAATTACATAGGTATTTCTATCTGCGTCAATTACACTGCCAAATTGTATCCATGCTGCGCCTGTATATCCTTCAAATTGGTTAACTGTACTGTTAAAACGAATCATACCTGCCTGTGGACTTGCTGGACGTTGAGCATCTGATCCTATTGGCAGTGTAAGAGCTTGATTACTGTTAATTCTGAAAACACCGGACCCACTTGGAGTAAATTCTATGTCCTGTCCTGGTACTAAACCTGATATTGTACTACCTTGTACACTGAGATTTTCAAAAAGCACTGCTCCTGTACCGTTGGCACGTAGATCTAAATCACTGTTTGACAAACTAGTGCGAATCACATTACCTTGTATGATAATATCGTCTGTGGTAAATGTGCCGCTTTGAACACTTGAACTTACATTTAAATTGCCAACATTTAAAACACCAGATACTGTGGCATTAGTAAGTGAGGTAGAACCTAATAC